CTATCTACCGCAACTAGCGGGAGTTCTTACTACAACGTAGCAATTGGCTACGAAGCCATGAAATTAAACACCTCTGGCTATAACAATGTCGCCATGGGATGGAGAGCATTAACGGCAAACACAAGTGGTAGATACAGCGTAGCCATCGGATATAACGCATTGCGTTCATTGCTATCAGGCAATGATGGGTCAACTGCTGTTGGCGCTTCGGCTTTAGATCAAGTCACAACGGGCATTTACAACGTGGGCGTTGGAGGCTCTGCATTAGCGGCAGTAACGACAGGCAGTTACAACACTGCAATGGGTTATAACGCTTTTGGGACTGCTGGGACTACATCTTCTGGCAATACCGCTGTTGGTTACAATGCAATGTCTACTAGTGGTGTTAAAACTGAAAACACCGCCATTGGTCATAGGGCGGGTGAGGGTTTTACTACTGGCGGGTACAAAGTCGCAGTGGGCGCGTTTTGTATGAATACTGGAGGCGGTGATAGCAACGTGGCTGTAGGTCATGGTGCACTAGATACAACGGCATCAGGCAATAACAATGTTGCTATAGGTAGGGACGCACTTGGTGCTCTGGGTAATTCAAGTGGAAATACCGCCGTTGGATATAGAGCGTTGTATCAACTTAGCAGTGCAAATAGTGCTACCGCTGTTGGGTATTTGGCTGGAAGCGGTGGAAATGTCAGCCAAACGACTCTTGTCGGATACGAATCTGGAAAAGCATCGACAGACCAAAATACTGCTATTGGTTATCAGTCTGGTTTAACCACAACTTCTGGCTATAACAACCTATATGCTGGTCATATCACAGGACAAAATCATACAACAGGTGCGTATTGTACTTATGTCGGTTTCGGTGCTAGTGCATCTGGTAATAGTGCAAGTAGTGAATTAGTAGTTTCATCGGGATATAGCGGAGGTTCTACTGTCGGTAAAGGAACAGATACAGGGTTTATCAAAGGTGGTAGTGGTGGTGTTTATCAAGGTAACAACTCATCATCATGGTCAACAACATCTGACCAACGTCTAAAGAAAAACATTGTGGACAACAATGAAGGTTTGGACAAAATCAATTCAATTCGTGTTCGCAACTTTGAATATCGTGTTGCAGAAGAAATTACAGAATTGCCAAAAAACCAAGTAATTCAAAAAACTGGCGTCCAACTTGGGGTAATTGCTCAAGAACTACAAGACGTTTTACCTGATTGTGTAAAACAAGAATCAACTGGTGTTTTATCTATTGATACCGACAATCTGACTTGGTATTTGGTTAACGCCATTAAACAACTCAAAGCAGAAATTGACCAATTGAAAGGTAATGTATGACCACTTTTGCAACAAACATTCTTGCAATGTATACCTTGCAACAACCTGACCCAAATTATGTGGTTAATGTTCGTTGGAATGTCACGGCTGTAAATGGCTCTAATACTGTTTATGTTGATGGAAATACTCAGTTTGACTCTAGCCAGCAAATCACACCGTTCGTGCCTTATGACCAATTGACTGAAGCAACTGTAATTGGCTGGATTCCAGCGGAAGACATTACACAAGCGCAAGAAAGAGCAGAGATAAGAATGAATGCTCTTCTAAACCCACCCGCATCACCCCAAGACACAGCACTGCCTTGGACACCATAACGGGAAGCCACCACCCGATCTTGGTGGCACATTAAAGAAAACATCATGGGAAAAAACGAAAAAACCCCTGTGACGATTGACGGCGTAGAGTACAAGTTTGAAGACATGAGCCAGCAACAGCAGATGTTGCTTAACCATGTTGCCGACTTGGATCGTAAGTTGGACTCAGCACGATTCAATGTGGATCAGTTGCAAGTAGGCAGAGATGCCTTCTTCCGCATGTTAAAAGATGCGTTAGAAGCCAAGCCTGAAGAGGCGGTTACTGACGTAACAGTGAACTAGGGTGTAACTATGGACTCGGTGGAGACTAAATTGTCGGTACACGAAGCAATCTGCGCACAGCGTTACGAGCGCATTAATGAGTCGCTCGATAGCGGCAAAAAGCGTATGAAGACGATAGAGATATTGCTCTACATCACTATCGCCGCAGTGCTTCTTGGCCCGGGAGTCGCCGCCGAGTTCGTTAAAAAGCTACTGGGGATCTAAGTGGAACTCGAGTACTATACCAAGATCATCGGCGCAGTAACCGCGTCTACTGCGATGATCGGCGGTGGGTACACATTGGCCGACAAGTTCGGCATATTTCACAAAGACATACTAAAATGGGCACCCGAACACTTCCAGATCGCGGACGGACCTGCTGATGGCGAGTTCAAAGTGATCGTCGCGAGGCAGAAGATCCGCGATGACTGCGAAGTCACATCTTTTAAGCTCGAAGTGCGCGACTCAGAACTGGTAGTCCACCCGGCAAAGCCCAGTATTGCGACATTCTCCGGGCCTGCGAGCGATACTGTCGATAAATTCGGATATAGATTCAAGCTCGACTCGACTCAGCCAGTGACCGCCGGGGTCGCTACGCTTATGGCACACATTAAGTACAAGTGCCCTGAAGGTGAAGTGGTAGTGAACTACCCTGCGCACAAGAACCTGATGTTTACGATTAAGGAGTCGGGCAATGTTTGAAATCCTCTCTGGCGGCTTGTTTGGTGGTGTGCTGGGCGGTCTTTTCCGTCTCGCACCCGAGATACTCAAGTATTTTGATAAAAAGAGCGAGCGCGAACACGAACTCGCGATGTTCAGCCGTCAATGTGAGCTGGAACAGCTCCGGGGTCAGCAACGGCTCGCCGAGATTGGTGCGAACCGCGAAGCGGCCCTAGATGTCGGCGTGATGGACGCCTTCAGCGCGGCAATTAATCAGCAGACTGAGATGGTCAAAGCGGCCGGTGGCTGGGCGGCGAGCCTCTCGGCTTCCGTGCGCCCCGTGGTCACGTATTGGATCATGGCCTTGTGGTCCTTCATCCACGTCTGGTTCGCGTGGCAAGCCCACCGAGCGGGAGCCTCCCCCGAGGTGGTATTCAAGACCATGATGACGGTGGACTTTTGCGCTCTCGTCTCGGGCACGATTAATTACTGGTTCCTCGACCGCACCCTGAAGCAACGTGGGCTATGAATCTGGAGCTTGCCGCCGAACTCTGCCGCCGCTTTGAGGGCTATCGGGCCAAGCCCTACCTCTGCCCCGCCGGGGTCGCGACGATCGGGTACGGTAGCACCTACTACGCGGACGGACGCAAGGTATCGCTGGAGGACGCTCCGATGGACGAACCCACGGCGCGGGCACTCCTGATGGCGGAGTTACTCCATACCTACGCGCCCGGTACTATACGTCAATGCCCCAATCTCCTCGTCCTCGCGGCGCAGGGAGACATCCGGAAGCTTAACGCGATCGTAGATTTTTGCTACAATCTCGGTATTGGGCGGCTCCAGACCTCTACCCTTCGGCGCAAGATTAATGCTGGGGACTGGGAGGGCGCGAAAGAGCAGTTAATGCTGTGGACTCGGGGTGGTGGCAAGGTATTGCCGGGGCTACTTAAACGACGCACTGCAGAGTGCGCTTTGCTGGATTGACCGGATGTTAAAGGCATGGTATAATTCCGGCCAACGTGCCCATGATCGCGTCGTACTGCGACTGCCACATTGGGATTCGTTCGTCGTTCTTTAGGAATGGCATCGCTTGCAGGAGCGAGCCATACAGGAGTGCCTGAGGAGCGTAAATCGTGAACCAGTTGGTCTGGTTGCTTGAATCCAGCGGCTGGACCCGCTCGTAGTACAGCACCTCGAACGCGTAGGCGGCGGCGGGTGTAGGAGCAACAAGCCAGTTCGTGTAGTCGTAGTCCGCGTAATACTCGGGGATGCCGGTTGCAGTGGGGTCCGGCGAATAGTTCCGAAGGTACTCATACTTGCGCAGGAGCACCGGCTTACGCTCTCCCGCTACTGTAATATTCATCGATACTGTCTTGTGCCACCGGGCGGGCTTCGCGATTACCGCTGTACCGATCACCATGTTACTGGTGTTGACAGTCAGGTTGCCGAGGAATTTAATTCGGGACGCAATCACCTGCTCGGCGAGCATGATGAAGAGGGGGATCTTGTCGATCGTAGCAGTATCGTTACGCTCCAGATAGGACTGGATATTTTCAACAAGTGAGTCGTAGGTCATCACCGACGCGGCAGTCATAGAAGTCCTTCACACGAATG